CAGCAATTCTTTTTGAACCACCTTGAACAAGCGTTCCAACCTCCTTCGCACGAAGGGGAGGACATCTTGGATCTTCGTCAACAGCAGTTTTGGGAAGCTGAAGCGGAGCTGGCGTTGGAGGCTTTGGTGCTTCAGGCGACGACGTGTCTGGGTTCGGCAAGACAGCCTTAGGATCCACAACTGACTTCTTTGGCCTGAAGTCCATTGGGTCAAATGTCGGCATGTCGATGACTGGCACGCCGATATTCACCGTGACAGGCGGAGCTTTTGGAACGGACAAAGCAGGAATCCCGTCCCACACCCGGATGTCGTTGACCCCAATAGTGCGAATCTGTGGCATCAACTACGTCATGCAATAGCCCGATTCGCAACCTTCCTCCTCCTCCCAACCAAACAAGCCCAACTGCTCAGGGATGACGTCAACAAGATTTACGCCCTTACGGCCACCAATGCTACTTAGGTAAACCGGATCTTTGCTCAATGCACAGCGGCGTTCCTGCAATACCTGTTCAAGCTCCACAGCTTGCTCAAAAAGCTCAGGCCGTTCACGTCGCATCGTTACCCACTGATCAGTGGTCTTGAACGGACAGAACCAACAGCTGGATTTTGGTGGCTGCGGCAGTCCTGCATCCTTGGCGATCACTAAACAGTCAGACCTGCTAATACCAAGCTCAATTAGCGGATATGCACTGGTGTACCCGTCAGATTCGCGTGATGGCGTGGCACGGTGCGGTTCATCAGTGCTAATGCCTTTGCCCAGCGTGCATCCGGGCGCATTGTTCTTGATCCACTTGGCAATAGGCTTTATTTTGTACGCCAGCGTGCATTGACGATTTCCAGGCATCCCGCCTGGCATGAACGCGGGAATGTTAATGCTGCGTTCGGACTCCATTAAGTCATCAAGCAAGTCACGCTGCCTGCCCTGACGATCTACCCAAGCAACATCAACCCAGTTGATGCCGTGCTGCTTGGCATACGGCTTGATGACTTCTTGCAGGTATTGGATTGTTGCTGGAGACTCCGCTTTGTCTCCAACATTGGAAAAAATAAACGTGTCATACGGGATTTTCCCTTGAGCCGCTAGTACAAGGCACGCCGTCGACTGAACGCCACCACCAGTGCTAAAAACGTATTTCATACCGAAAGCAACGCATCAGAACGGCAAAGCAGGGCCAGTCGTACTAGGCATCAGCTCTCCTATCTGACCAGGCATTGCCTCAGTCACAGACTCACTGAGCGTTTCGTGCATTTTCTCAATCATTAGCGCCTGAATCTTGTCCAAGTTTTCTTCCACAAGCGCCGGACCACGCACCACAGCAAAAACAACAACTGCGGTGTTGCAGGCAGCTAAAACAAAGCCAACCGCGCCCAAAGCGTTCAGATACTTTTGCATGACAAATTGAAAGCATTAAAAACCGCCAGGCTTGGTGTGAGGGTTTTATCCCACCTGGCGGTTACGGCGTGTTCAGGTCCGCTTTAGCAGACTACTCAGAAAAGGAACTTGACGCCAGCTTTCCCGCCGTAGCTGTTGTTGTCGTCGCCAGTAATTCCTGAAATCTCGCCGTAAACGGAAAGCTTCTCAGAAGCAGCAACTGCCCCTCCGATTTTCCCTGAAAACTCAACTTCAGAGTCAGCGCCGTCCAGCGTTACCAGGGCAGGGCCGCCCTGAAGGTAGAAGCTGTAAGGACCTTCGCCGCCTTCAAACCCCAGGTGAATGTCAGTGACAGCGCCTGAATAATCGCTTCCGCTCCAGCCAGCGTTTGCCTCAATGTTGGCGTATGGGCCAGCGATTGCAGAGAGGGGAGCCAAGGCAAGAGCGCCAGCGGCTGCACCAAAAACAATTGATCTGATCATTAGTGAACGTGGGGTACGTTTTTTCCGACACCACAGTAGGCGGTTTCTGTGTGTTCGGTAATGCAAAGGTGTCCATTTTGTCCCACGTCCCCTACATCGTTTAAATCGTGCTTATGTGGCACAGGCGCAGGATGTGACAAGCAAGCTGAACCAGAAGCAAATCCCACACCAAGAAACGTCGCTGCAAGCAGTTTTGTCATTGGCTTGGATACTTGATCGCTAGACCAGTGTAGAGACCATGAAATTCATGGCCAAGATCATCGCGACCATCTCGCAGGTAAAGGTGATTTAACCAGAGCACTCTATTTTCCATTGCTTCGATGTCCTCTGCTCCTGGCTTGCAGGGAATCATAGGGTCAGGGCGCTCCATCAAGACGGCTCAGTTGGCCATTCCATCGTATGGGGGAAACCCTCTGCTGCACTGATGTCTCGTAATGATTGACGATACGTCTTCCAAGCTGTTTTCTTGGTCGTAGTCAATGGGCTATCGGTCAAAACGGTCCAATCACAAGCAGCCAGTTTGCGGTCACGCTCTGCACGAACGCTTACAGCAGCTTGGTTGTCAACACTGGCTCGGTAAGCAGTCTCCTCGTCGCTGTCGGCAAACACCGGACCAACAATGAACTTGGTAAACCACTGACCGTTGATCTCCTCAACGCCATCACGGGTGCTGACTTCATACGGTCCTGATACTGTCGCAGCAGGTCCGTTCAACACAGGGTCATAGCCAAACCCATCAAGGATTTCGGCTGTGATTTGCTTGGGAAATGACGTGTTCGGGTTGTCAGCACGAAACTGGCTGACGGTGATAAGAGCACCTGTAGAGCGGTTGCGAATTTCCATGGTTAGGCGATGGCAAGGAAGAGATAAGTGCCGCCACTAGTGTTTAGAGCAGCAGGGGCTGATGATGTCACTGTAAAGCCAGCATTGAGTGGGTCAATGTAGTCGGTGTTAGTGACTTCTGCGTTATCGGAATTCAACAAGAGGTACGGGTCGTTACCACTGACGATGCCGCGAGCGGTGTCAAAAACATACCAATCACCAGCCGCGTCAGTGCGTTTAATCAATACAAACCTTGCACCGTTAGTAAAGCCGCAGTCAACGTTGATATCATAACCTGTTCCAGTGTAACTACCTACTTTACTGATGCCGGGTAGGGTTGCGAATAGGTAGGCCACGTAAGTTCGCGAACTACCGTTTACAGCGCCGTCAGTGCCTAATGGAAAATGAGTTGCGCTTTGATTTCCGCCATTAGCCCAATAGCTATTATTATTACCGCCTGCTCCAGAATCATTTATCCACAATCTGTATATTATTCCTAGATCTTTATGACCACAACTCCAATTTCGATTGTCACTTGTACATTTAACCCACCACATTTCAGGTGCAACTTCAAGGTTATGAGCTACGGTTCTATTTGAACCTGTCCCCGTATAAGCAACTACATCCATAAAACCTGGGGCACGTTTGAATAGATAATCAACCATTGATTGGCCGCTGCGGTTAACTTGCCAATTTCCCGAGTCATTGCCAAGTACAATCGCAGTACTGTTATCAAAACTTACAGTATTGTTATTCGTAATTTCGGAAGAGGTTGTTTGTGGGAAAATAAGTTTACCTGAACCTCTCAATCGGTCGGTAAAAGCAGACCAATGAGCTACGTTTCTTGCAGAAATAAATGCGGCATCAACAGCAAAACCGGCAGTCGATAAAGTACCGGCAGTTTGATTGCCATTTCTAGTATTTATCTTAAACACATCCGTTGCAGCACTGGGCGGCTTATTCGGACGGCGGATTGCCATGTAGATCACGTCTGCACTACCACCAAGGTTGTAAATCCTAAAACCAGTAGAATTTACCTCACCATGTCCAGCAGGAGTAGTAGATTCAGCATTAGTAACATTAGCGTATAACCTTTTGTCGTTATTGGAATTATCCCAACCGCGCATTGTATCGAGCATAAGCCAGCTACCAGAGGTATCAGTACGCTTAAACATTACAAATTGCGGTTCAAACCCAAGGTCTACTATTCCGTTTTCACTGCTATCAGTAGTTACGCTCCCACATTTAATAATGCTTTCATCACCAGCAGTGCCAAACTGTGCGTCGTCGTGAGCAAAGACGTAGGCGACGTAGGTGCTACCATTTTCATTGACGCCAGAAGAAGTACCAACCGTAAAAACGGAAGAAGTGGGTTCTGTATCGTTCCAGTAGATTGACGATGTGTTTGCAGCGTTGGTAGAATTTAGTCGTGTTTCTTTTGTAGCACCAAGAGAACGATGGTAGACATACCAACTTGACGAAGTATTCGTACGCTTGACAATGATTGTTCCTGGAACACTGCCAAGATTATGGGCAACCGTTCTTGCTGAACCTGTGCCGGTATAAGTAACTACATCAAAAAAGCCCGGCGCTTTGCGGAATGTCCAGGAGACGTTTGTTGAGTTATTTGTGTTTGTAACGTTGCTGGTGCCTAGCGTAAACCCATTAGAATTTGCTGACGTGAGCATGGTTGAAACAGCTTGACCAGTAGTAGAATTTGAATAAAGTCTTTTTGTAATGCCAGTTTCGGTATCGCCAAGTACATTTGCTTCAGCAAGGCTCCGTGACTTAAGCCATACCAAACCACCTTCACCAGCCAAATCAATTCCATTATTAATCGACTGAGAGCCACTATTGCCGTCATACAAAAACGTACTGAAGAGGTCATCGACATAGACAGAGTCCCCAGCTGCTGCTCCAGCAGCAGCCATCAACTTTGCGGCAATTGGATCCATAATTCCTCAGTTGACGTAGTCGACAAGTGACGCACCGCGATACCGCGTCCCGCCATCATCAGTTACGAAGAAGAATAGATGAGTTTTGCCTGTAGTCAAAGTTGGCGCGGTATCAGCAGGGAACTTCACGCTTGCAGGCCAACTCACCGTCCCAGACGTATGCGTCAGCTCAAGCACAAAGCTGCCAACCGTTCCAGATGCAGGCGGATTGCTGAAAGTAAAGGTTGAGTTGCCGTTGATGGTCTTGGTGAAATAATTCCCATCATTCAAGTCAATATCTAAAGCAGAAACCGCCTCAGCGACTTGCTCATAGGGTCCATCAATCGTGATGCCAGTTGAGGCCAGGGTTGATGTCCAGCTCGTCACACCGCTGCCATTGGTCTGGAGCAACTGCCCTGACGTTCCTGTGTCATTAGGCAGGGTCAACGTGTAGGACGCTGCTGCGCTGTGAGGCGGACCTTTTAGAAGAATGCCGTGAGAGTTTTGCTCGCAATTCAGCTTGATCTGTCCAGAACCACGAGTTGAATTGCCCTTAAATATGACTTGACCTGAACCGTTTGGATCAAGCTCAATGTCACCATCGCTGACGCTGACAATATCCTTGCCATTTACATCAAGGTCGCCGCCTAATTGTGGTGTGGTGTCAGCTACAAGATCTGCAAGAGCTGCCGCAGTAACAGCCACAAATGATGATCCGTTCCAAACACTTAAAGAGTTAGAGCCGGTGTCAAGGTAAAACTGACCCTGAAAATCACCACTTGTGGGGGCACTCGTTTGAAGTACACATGTCGAATCATTGGCCATCTTCCCGCCAGTGATCGTATTCGCGCCAAGTCTTGCCGCATCTAACGTTCCAGATGTCAACAGTGCTGCACTGTGGTTTGGAATGTCCGAATCAGCTAATAGCCCGCCAGCGGTCACAATGCCTTTAGTTGTAACCGTGACTTTTGGATAGCTTCCCGCAACAACACCGCTGGTTGCAATCTCAAGCTGACTACTGCCGTTCAGCGTGACATCGCCGCTCAGCTTGATACCGCCTAATGCTGAAGTTGAAGCCGTGTTAAGACTCGCAGAACCACCAGAAACACTTAGGCCACTGCCAATACTGATGCCACCAATCGCAGAGGTCGTGGCGACAGGCAAATCACCCGCAGCTAATGCACGACCTGAAGTGATATGGCCCTGAGCGTCAAAAGCAAAAAAGCCATAATCAGCAGCAGTAACAGAATTGCTATGACTGATCTGACCAGATGAAATGTTCAGACCACCGCCCGATGGGACTGAAACAGCACCGTCAGTGCTCGCCGTTCCAACGGGTAAATCTCCCGCAACCAAAGCTCGTACAGTTGGCGAGCCGCTACTTGATCCGCTAGAAGGTCCGGCTAAAACCTGATTAGGATTAAAGGCGGCTAACTTGCTAACTGCAATATCAGCACTGCTACTAACATCGCTATCTATAATTCCGCTAGTAGGAACTAAAGCGCCGCCGGTTAACTTAGCTGCAGTGATAGATGCGTCTTTGATGTCCGCTGCGCTGATTGATCCAGCTTCAATATGAGTCGTGCCAAGCGATGTTCCAGAACCTGAAACGGCATTAGCGGCAATTTGGTCCGCTGTTATCGCGTCATCAGCAATCTTTGCCGTTGTGATTTGATTGTTACCAACGTCCGCAGTTCCGATCGAAGCGGGCTCAATATGAACCTTGGAACCAGTAGCAGGAACTGCAGTTCCATGAACTGCTGCTGTCGCAATCGCTCCTTCATCAACGGCATCGTCAGCAAGCTCACTAGCTCCAATGGCATCCGCTGCAATCTGTGTCGCAGTGACGCTGTTGTTCGTCAGCTTGTCACCAGCAATCACCTCCGTTCCAAGCAGGCTTAGCCCTGCCTGAACCAGCTCGTCAGGCTCAATCTTTTTGTCTTCGCCAGCCGATATGTCAACTAGCAAGAGTACGTCGTCAGTTACAACGGAAGACGCTGTAATTGCATTCAGCTCTGTAACTTTTAGGTCAGCCATGCTGGGAACGGTGCAATGAGTTCAGTTTAAGGCGACTGCAACGCCACGTTACCGCTGCCGTTCTGCTGAACAACAGTACCACCAGTCTGGTTGAGAACCAGACTTGCTGCAGGCTCAGACAACAGACTAAGCGCCCCTGTCGTCACAAAATTAATCTGGCTTCGGACTGGCTCGTCTGCATTAAATGCAACGCCAACTTCAGTGATCAATCCGGTCAGCTCGTAAAAAATTTGTTCCGTATTTGGACCAGGGACACCAGCGGTATAGGGCTTGGCTGCACGAGTCTTTAGGTAAAACCGAGCACGAAAACTTGCTCCAAGATCTTGACGAAGTATTAGTTGGTGTAAATACTGGCTTACTTCACTGTTATAGGCGTTGATGTCACGGTTCTCAGTGGCATATGCATCATGATTCCAAAAAGCAGTGCAACTCCCTGATCCCGTTATTAAGGTGCTGACTCGCTGTCGGAATGCTTCACCTAAAGATGTCACATCAGCAGTCTCACGGTTAGTGTTCAGCTCGTAATTTGTGACCTCACCCAAGATGCGACGAGAATTATTCTTTAGCTGCACTTGGATCGGATAACTTGAAGCAGGAGTTACCAATGTTGCCGCGTTAGTCGTTCCACCCGTTAAGGCTTGATTCCATGTGGAGTAAAGACGGACGCTATTGGCTGCATCAACATTGACGTACCACTGCCCTTGTGGTGACTGGGCTCCTCCAGGAAAACTAGAGGCATCAATAAAATCTAAATCACTCGTACTAATCGCTCCAGCAGTAGTCATTCGAGTGATCTCAAGCAAATCACCCGTCATGAAACGGTTGTTGCCAAAATCAAAACTAAAACGCTTTGCCGTGGTGTTTACATCGGCAGGATCTAGCGTACTGTTGAAAAAGTTTTGCTCGCTGGTACGGGTTAACTCAATAATCCCGTGCGCCCCAAGGTAAACAGCCATAATTATGAACCTAACGTCGCCTTCGTCAAAGCACCAGAGGCCGTAAACGAAATAGATGCCGTTACTAAGTCACCCACCCGGCAGCTAATTGAGACAGAAGTCACTACACACTTGAATTCCACCTCGCGATTTGTCGTGTCCGACAACCTCAACAAAATTGTGTGAGTAGCCGCTGTATTTGGTGCGCCAGTTCGGATCACATCCTCAAGCAGCGCACCACCATCAACCGTATTAGACGTTTCAACGTAGTAATACGCCGTAGAGCTGCCATTAAAGCTTTGGATGCCTGGCACGTAAGTACGAGCAAAGTCGCCCAAACTTGTCGTCTCTAACGTGCTGGTCTGAGCCGAAAAGGACCACTCGCTCAGCTTGGCGACCTGTGTGCCGTCAACCCTGAGGCTGCCGTCAATGCCTGTGAAATGCTTGGCCATGGCCTTAGTTTAGCTGTAAACAGCGACGAGGCTGACAGAAACATTGTAAATACCCGGCTTGACGGCAACAACAGACGGTCGGCCTTCGTATCTCCACTTATTGGTGCCAAACGGGAATGCTGTGGTCATGCCTGCAAACACAGCAGCTGGCAGTGCAAATGTATCAAAGCTCCCTTTAACTGCGATGTAATGCGTGTTGAATGCCAAAGCATTTGTTTCGCTCACATTCGAGAAAGTCAACGACAGCTCGTGACCCGTTGCAACAGCGCCATAGAGCAAACGAACTTCCGCTCCGCTCGCCGCGTTAAAGCTTGATTGCCCAAAATTACCAGGCGTCCAGGTCCGTGTTGTGGGGTTGATTGCAGGGAAGCTCATGTCACTACTTTATAGGTGTTGCCAAAGACCAGGCTTGACAGGTTGGTTGGGGCTTCAACAGCTTCAATGTCCACCAAGCCATCTACACGATAGAACGCCGAAACAATTTGATACTGATTATCGTTTTTGTACGTCTTACCGGTGCTCGCCGTCACCGTAAAGTCAAACGTAAATAAACGCCCAGGCGCAAGATCAATCCGATCCAAAAAGGTGGTAAATCTAACGGTATGGGTCTGGGTAAGCCGCTGAGCGAGCACAAACTTTGCATAAGTAACAGCGTGGTCCTCAGTAGTGCAAAAGTCAGACAAGTCAAACGAAATAATGTTTGAACCGCTATAAGCAGCCGGAGCAACGCTTACAGTCCGTGGTTCGCCCAACATGTACCTTCCCTGCAAGCGGTAAGTAACATTCACGATTGCCTCTTCGCGATCCTGAAGCGTTGCGTATTCAAGCCTGTATGAACCAGGCACTATGTCGTCAAGCGTCAACTTTTGAGAAGCAGTAGCTGTGCTTGTTCCAGTTGTCGAGTCTTCAGTAGCAATGAAAAAAGAGTATTTGCCTTGCACCATGCCAAAATTCAACAAGAAATACGGCGCATATTCAGCAATAAATTCAAACGCGCCACTCTTTTCGCCTATGACGCCATCAAAAAACAAATTTTTAGACCTAGTGAACTTGATGGCTTTGAGGAAAGACTGAGTGTCAATTGCCGCAGAAGTGACCGCTCCAGCTCCGCCGGGGAACGTCGTCAGCAAATAGTTCGCTAACTCCGGGAACATGTTTGACGTTCCATCAGCACCTGTCTCAAGCAGCCTAATTTGAGCGCCGTTGTCATAATAAATAGACAACTGCCCTAAGCTGCTCATTCCTTTAAAAGCACGCAAATTAAGTAGTGCTATTCCCATGAACGGGTATTTTGGCGAATCTTGAATAATCTCGTTTATATAACTGATGCTGGCCGCATAATTTGTCGTTTGATCGTCTAAATTTGTTTCACCAAAAAACTCCGCAGAGCCACCTCTAAAAGTTAACTTATAGCCGTCATTGCCATCTACCATTATCTCTGATGTGTTACGCGCGTAAATAATTGAAAAGCTACCCTTACTCCGCGCAGTGTGCGAGACTTCGTTGTCGAAAAGAGTTGAATTAACCTCCATGTAATTTTCGCTGAAATCATCAGGAGTGATTGGCTCAAACTTAAACTGAACGGCCCTCAAGCTTGGATGCTGAATTTTTATATTTGAAAACATCGTCGTTGCCTCTGCCGTAGTGACGATCAACGGTTTACGAGTCAAAAGCCGCCAATCGTTGCCCGCGACTGTTGCATCGCGCCAATAAATATCAAAGGCCATCTTCGGATTATTTGGATCCGAAAGAATCGCCTTAAAATTAGGTGGCTTGCATGGGTCTGGATTAGGCAGTGCGTAGCCTGTCGCACTTGATGTATTGCGGTTTCTGTTTTCGCCTGTATAAGACACGAAAGTCTCTCCAACACTGTCGAGAAAATTTTTACTTTTAAGTATTCTTCCGTCTACAGGAACCAAAGAATTAGGGTCTAGTCTCAAAAAATACCGCGTTCCTTCCCCAACTTCTTTTCGGAAGTTAGCTAAAGCTTCATCAAACTTTGCTTTATTATTTACGTCTTTTCTTTCATTCCGAGAGAACTTATTTGCTATAACAGCTGCAAGTGAAACAATGCGAAGAACATTGCCGTGATTTTGGTTTTGTGGGTTTGGGGTGACCCACAGGCTGCCTGGGGGAGCAACAGCATCCTTGTCTGGGCTAGTTGCGTTTAAAGATACAGCAAACCCAATCTCAGTAACCTCACAACTGCGTGTATTGCTTACAAAAGCTTTTACAGTATTCAAAGGGACTGATGTAATGCTTGTGACGGGGGCATTCCCAGAATCTCCAGCGTCACAATCCGGCTCCTCTCCGCTAAAACCAAAAGCCTCATTATTGCTAAAAGTTTGGGAAAAACAACGAACTTCGCCCTGGTTGATTGTTCCAGTTAAATACTGGTCAGCGCCAGTCAAAGACTGCACAACTTGGAAATTTCCTTGCGGGTTAATCTTTGCAGGCGTTGGATCGTTATTGCTAGTTGAACCGTTAGTTGTGCCAAAAGAATAATAAGCGTCGTCCAGCGAATCGAGCGTTTTACGCCCCAAGCGCACACCTCGCTCGGCAGGAGTCTCTAATTGCTTGCCCCCTTCAGCAATGACGTAAGCCACGCGAACCCACTCATAAACGCCAGCGCTGTGCATCCGCTGATATACAGCATCAGGCACTGTTACAAGCCCACCAGAGGCATTAGTGCGCTTGCCAAACAGAATCGGAATGCTGTCGCCAAGCGAAGAAATAGTTTGCCCTGCATTGAGCGCAAACGTGGCGATCGTTGGCTTTATTCTGGTTTTACTTGCACTTTCAGTCGGCTTTTTTACGAGCGATGGCCCCACGTAAAGCGGAGTTGCGCCTACAACTGAGAAAGGTCCAACATTGCGGCCCCGCTCCACAAACCGGTTGTTTATCGCAGCTGCACTATCCCTGCTCTGTGGAACGTCTCGCCCATAAGTCCAAACCCACTTACTGGTAATTACAAACTTTTGGGTCTCTCTATCCCAAGCTTGTACGGTAGGGCCTGAAGACCTTTGATTACCATTCCTGTCAGTGTATGTGAAACCCATTAAACACCCTCAGTAAGTGGCAGTTTACCAGCGTTAGCCGTTGTTAAAACCCTGAATGGCACCACACCAGGCAACTGCGCTCCGGGACTTATAGGTTTAAGAGGTGACCCAACAACAAGAACGGCAGCAACTAAATTTAAGTTTGCATCAGTCACTTGGCCGGTAAATTGCCAAAAAACTTGAGTGTCGCTCTTGCCTGTAATTATGACTTCGCTGCCTTTTGTAATTAGGCTTTCAACGTCTGTTTGACTTAACGTTCCAAGAGGCAATCGCAATGACACTTCATCGGCATCACTGCCCGCGTTATCTGAATAACCACTAAGGTCAAAAGGTAAAAAATCAGCAGCAGAAGCGTCATAATTCTGCTTGTTAAGGCTTAAAGCCGAGATTTCAATTGACTGAAAGTAAGAGGTTGTCATGCCCCCAAGCTCCTGCGAGCTGCATAACTCCGCCTCAGGCTTCTCATCATATTTGCTTGGCTAACGTCGACAGCTGTAGCCACTCCGCTTTGCAAATCTGCCATTGACACATAATCACCGTTCTCCATCCGGAGTACAGGGCCAGTCGTGATGTTCACTGACGCTCCACCGCCGCCGCCGTAATACGAATTCTGCTCACTGTTGTAATTAGTATCGCCAGCTCTACCTGCGGGAGCCGCTCCAGCAGTGACGGCTTCGCCGCGAGCGCCTGCTGAATAGCGCTGCATTGCAGAGTTCATGCGACTGGAAGGAATCACATACTCAG